TGTCGTAATCACCGTGCCGCAAGATGCGTGTCATGCGTGCAGCTAACAGTGCATCGGTAAAGGTCTTACCTTTCTTTTGATAAGCCTTGACCACAACAGGCCACATCTCACGCAGCGTTGTAGTTGTGCCCAAGATTTTGTCAGCTGTCTTAGGACCAACGCCTGCCAATCCATCGACGTTGTCAATCCTGTCGCCTGTCAATGTCTGCGTCATCCAGTTGCGGTCAGCTTCGTTCTTGCTGATGTCCACAACATTGTCGTTAACCAGCAACTTGCCTGGCACAGTCTTCATATCTTTGTCCGGCGAGACAATGATCGGGTCTTTGATCTGACCTGACGTGGCAAGCAAGCCCATAACGTCATCAGCTTCAAGCTGACCCATTGTCACGCCGTTGTATGCAGCAGCGAGATAGTCGTAGACCTCACGCAGCGCCATCGGCTTGCGCTTACCAATGCGGTTGGCCTTGTACTCCTGGCTTAGTTCATGGCGAAACGTGGGGTAGCTGCTCAAGCAAACCCGCACGTCTTGATCTTGCGTGACGTTCATCCAATACTCAATCTGTTGTGACGCCCTGGTCTTGGCTTCGACTGGGTTGACTGTCAACGTGTGGCACCATTCAGTCCATTGCGTTTCTGTTTCGCAACTAGCGCAAGTTTTGTAGCCGAGCCAATCGCCGTCAATAAGTAAGGTCATGTGCCAAAGAAGTGAGACATAGGAATAGTTAGCCGGCCTGATTCATGGTCATACAAAAGTTTGTCGACCGGACCAGTTGTGCCACAGAACCTGTTCTTCAACACGCGCAATTGCAATTCACTGCGCTCTGCTGGGTCGCCTTGCTGGTTTCTCTCGCAACCGACAACGCAATCCGACAGTTGTGCAATGGCATGGCTGCCACGTAGCTGAGACAAGCTGGTCTGTGCTCCCTCCTCATGGCCGCGGCCTTCCGGTCGCTTGAGGTGGGACACCAGCACCAGGCCAATGCCTGTCTGCTCCACGACCTGACGAAGTTTGGTGCACACAACGTCTAAAGCTCGCCGCTCATCCAGGTCTGCAATGCCACTAACCACGATGGTGAGGTGATCAAGGAACACAACGTCAACACCCTCGACGTCGGCCAGGTACTTGATCTGTTCGACCATCCGGTCAGGATCCATTGATCCAAAATGGTCATAAAGAAACAGTCGACCACCACCAAACAAGGAATGAAACGCAGTCTTGACCTCGTCAACCGGCACCATGTCAGGGTCCAGGTGCAATGGCTTGTTGACCTCAATGCCAACAATGCCTTGCATTGTGCGCTGCAGTGATTCTTCCAGCGACAGCATCCCAACCTTTAACCCGCACCGCAAAAAGTGGTGAGCCAGCTCACGACAAACAGACGACTTCCCCGTTCCTGAGCCAGCCGTCACCGTCACCATCTCACCCTTCCTAAAACCACGCAGGCAGCTGTTGAGTTGTGGCCACGGCAAGTCGCACACCTTGGTTGCGCCTGGCTTGACCATTTCTTGGTACAAGTCAGCAGCATTAAGGATGCCGTCAGGCCTGACCGGTGTCGCTTTCCATAGCAAGTCCTTGAGCTGTGCACCCTCGCCAGCCTGCAGCATTTCATTGGCGTCTTTGCGAGGCAGCCTGCAGATAGCAGCTCTGCCGTATGGCAGCACCTTGACTGCTTCCTCTGCTGCCTTTGTACCCGGATCGTCTGAGTCAAAGCACAGCACGATGCGGAACTGACGCAGCCATTCAAGGTTTGCCGCTATGTATTTGCTTGCTGATTGCGCACCGTTGGGCAGGCTGACAACAGGAAAGCGGTTGCCTTGTACCTGCGACACCGACATGGCATCGACTTCGCCCTCTGTAATGACGCAGAAAATGTCTGTTTCTTTGCCGTGGTTCTGCCGCCATAAGTGCTGGCCCCACAGTTGGATGTTGGATGTGTCGCCGATCCACCGAAACTTTTTGTCGGGGTAGCGCAAATGCTGCGCCACATCTTTACCCCGTTGGTTTCTGTAGGTGGCGACCTGCACTGTCGATCCGTTGTAGCTGCCAACGCCGTAACCAAACAGCTCGGTCGTCTCCTTGTCCAATCCGCGTTTAGTCAGCGGCACGCAGTCAACAAATGACAGCAGGTTTACAGGTGGTGGTGGCATTGGTGGTATGGGTTTGAGCTTTGGTTCTCGCTCGGGTTGCTCGGTGTAGTTACAGCCAAAGCAATAGGCATGGCCATCACTAAACCGTGCAAGGTTGTCCTTGCTGTTGCACTCCGGGCAAGCTTCGTGTCGAACGAACTTAGATTTTTCACGCAGCATTGCTGAACCACGCAGTAGGTATGTGTCCCTCGCACCACGGAAAACCATGACGCTCTGCCCACTGCCAGTAACGCAGTGATCGTGGAGCCTTTGACAACTTGGCCTTTGCGTTTTGAAAGCAGAGACGCAGGTCTAGGTCAGGGTGTGACTGCTTAACGCTGCGCAATTTGCGCCGGTCTTCTGCAGTCAGCAACCCCTTGGCCTCCACGACACAGTCAGGAAGAATGAAGTCAGGGGTGTAAACCGCCTGGATTATGTAGTCGTAGTGCTGGCTCTCGTAATTAAAAGCCAGCTCGCGCTTGTTAAGGCTGGACGCAATGCCAGCCTCAAACTTGCTGCGAAACCTAAAAGTCCCCGACTGCTTTGGTTGCGACCGCCTCGGCTTGCGAGGTTGCCGCCTGCGCGCTGTCTTCCCATCCACCTTCGACCGCATCAAACCCTGTGCCTCCCTGCGTGTACTCAACAGGCTTGATGACCTGCACCTCTTGGATGCTCAGCGTGATGCCAACACCGATGGGCGCAGAGTACGGGCGGGCTTGCACCTTGACCCGACCAAGTGTGCCTGCCCCTAGCTTTTGTAGTGGAGCACGGTTGCTGACCATGCAACCTTTGCCGTCAAAGATTGGCAGTTGTACGTCCCATGCAGTGCCGTCTTTGCGAATGCCCTTTGCCTTGCGCTTGCACTTGAACTTAATGACGGGGTTGCCCTGGTCATCGGAGGTTGCTGTCCATGGCTGCGGATCAACCAGCTTCCACGCCTTGTTCGGATCAGAGTCCTTGCAAGCTTTCTTCCAATCCTCAAGGTGTGCTTCTAGTTTTTCAACCAGTTCCATGCCTTGCTCGGCAGGCACCAGCACCTCGACTTTGTACTCACACTTTTCAAACTTGGTGTCGGGCTCAACTAACCAGCTGTACCTGAACTCACCTTTAGGGGTGACAAATGACAGCGGTTCTGGATTCTCGAAATTCATGTGATGAAGTAGTTACTTGTCTGAACTTGGGACAGGTCAAGCTTGCCTAGGACAGGCCGCGGCGGAAGCTTGGCTTTGCTTTTGTTTGAGAGTTGCGCAAGCAGCTGATCGACGATGGTGTCAAAGCTGCTGGCTGCATACAGGTCAGCGAACGTAGTGCGAACTGAGTTGCGTACCTGATTCATTTCCGCTGGTGTCGTTACGAAGCAATCATGGATTCCTCCAAGGTTGCACACCCCATGTGACATGGCGTGATTCGTAACCAGGGCCATGTGACTGGCGTCCTGGCTGTGCACGACATTGGGGCTAAGCCCCCGTGCCATGCGCTGCTGGTCAAGACCGAGGTCATCGACTTTGCAGCGGACGTCTAAGCGGACGTCGGAAAGATACCGCAACCTGATTCTTTTGTCTTGAACATTTGAATACATCTGCTGCACAAGCAGGCCTGATGGGGTGACCCATCGCAAGGCCACATCCTCTTTGCCTGCTGCTCTGCCAAGGGCACGCAGGTATTCCATGGCTTGTTCGGCGTGGCCAATTAATGCACGAGCTTCAGCGTGCAAGATCTGCGCCATAAAGTGCATCGCTGACATGGCCCCTGCCTTGTGTGGCCATGCACCAGGGCCAAGCAGTTCATCGGCACGCTTCAAAGCCCACGCCCAGCAAGCGTGGTAGTAGGCAATAGGTGTCGCTGAGTAGGGCAGTGTCATCACGATGGGCTTAGCCAAGCTGCGGTCAGGCTGCAGCGCCAGCCACTTGCTTGCCCGTGGGTCATCGCTGTCCCGCAGGCGTGTCAAGACACGGGTCATGACCATGCCGTAGATGTCCTGGGGCTGGTCGTTGTCAACCAGATTGACCATGGCTCCCATGTCTTCGCTGCGCAGCAGCCCGCTGTAGTGCTGGATGCCGGAGCATGTGCAGTCAAGCGTTACTGGCAGCGTGCATAAGTAGCCAAAGCCGGCGTCACTGAACTCTTTGTAAGCACGGCAAAAAGCAAGAAATTGCCATGGCTTGTCTGCCTTTAACCAAAACTCAGGCTGCAGCCATGGGTCAGCGCCAACCTGTCTGATGTTGCGCCGGTTCTCATGGACCCAGTCGACACGGGTGCGGTAGTCATGCTTCCCCATGCCATAGACGTTGGCTCCATGGACCCGCAGCCAATCAGCTTGGCTTTCGTTAGTGATTGCAACGCCCTTGGAAAAGCGCAGCAGGGACCGACAGGTTTCATTTCCTTGTGGATTTAAGAAAGGTTGGCGATAAAAGTACCTGCCCCTGAAATCAAGGGACATGGTGAAGTAAATGCACGGCTCGTCTGCAAACCGACGGGCAACCCAGAGCATCTTGGCCTGGTTAATGCGTGCGCACAGGGTGCGCTCGTTCTTTTCGTGAATGCGCTTGGCTTGCTTG